TTATACCATTGCTCAAACTCAGGTTGTAATCTTATATATTCTACTATTTGTTTGTCTTCTACTTGACCACTTCTTATACAGACTGCAACTTCTATAAACTTATTTTCTAATTGTTTATTCATATACTGGTGTCGGTATGCTTTGTTCATTACTGCCATATATCTGTATAGGTCTTAACTCTATGCTTTTACTTGCACATGAAACAATAAAGCTAGTCATGATTATGATTACTATGGTCTTCATTCATACTCTCTTTGTATTTTCTGTATTGTTCTACTTTGTTGTCAGTCTCTTTGCTTGGGTTTCTTTTGACATAGCTTGTTCTTTTGGTTTGCTCATAGCCACCAAGTTCTTCCCATCTTGCCTTTGCTTTTTCACCGATTAATCCATCTATTGGGCATGGCGTCCCTGCATCCCACATTGACTGCCATACATTTTCTTCCTGACACATCAATGATATTGCTGCTACCTTCATGCCTAGTTTAGCTAAGACTGAAGTAGACTTTCTTCTTTCACATTCTTTATCTACCATATAACTACCAAATGATCCTGAAAAACCAATGACAGTTACTCCTGCTGCAAGTGGTATAACACAGCTATCTTGCCCATATACACTCATTCCAGGTGCAGAAGCCATATTGACAGGCGTTCTACTCGCTGCATTAGAGGTTGAATTATTTGTTGTAGCATTAGTTGTTGAAGTGCTACCTGATTGATAGGTTGTTGTTGTATCAGAATTATAACCACCAGTTATGGCAGTTTGTGAGCCACTCGTTGATGTTTGTGTATTTGTTGTAGCTCCTGATGATGTAACATCAGATACTGCTGATTCTATACTCAACAGGGCAATGATTAAAGCAAGTATAAGTAATGCAGGTTTTAACTTCGACATTTCCATTTCCTCAACGCTAACGCTTTTCTTGTTGGTCTTCCTTTGCTATCTTTCATAGGGCCTTTAACTCCTCCCATTCTTGCACAAAAACTTTTCCTCCTAGCTGCCGATTTGGAGCCTGGTTTTACTTTACCTGTTACGGGGCGCTTAAGATTAGCACCTGTTTTGTTTTTAAAATACTTTCTACCAGCTGCGTTTAATCCGCCACTAGGATTTTGGTATTTCTTTGCTACCATTATGCTTTTTTGCTTTTAGTTCTTTTTCTTTTCTTAGCTGTCTTTGCAGCTTTTTTAAACTGATCGTCTGTAGGAGCTCCTTTAGAACCTTTTTTTCTCATTTTTTCGTCCGAGCCTGCCTTTATTCTTTTTCTCTTTGCGTGTATGTTTGCGTATAGTCCTTTCTTAGCCATATTATTTTCTCGTTAATGAGCCTCCAAAATATAATCCAATGATTGAAAATATAGTGTGTGATTGTAAATTTGTTATATAAACTGTGTTGCCCGCTTCGAAGTATGATGTTTCATATACTTCACCAAATATCCACCAACCACTATCTGCTTCAGTCATTATCTGATAAGCAACATTTACATCAGTAAAGATTGGTGCAACGATTGGTACTACAATAATACTAAATACACACATCAATGCTATCCAGCGTCTAGTGTGCTTTGTGTGAGGGTCAGATACTTCTCTTGCCTTGTCTGTTTGCTCTGCTGCAAATTCTGCACGTTGCATCAACATCTTTTCTCGATCTGCTTGTGCTTGTCCTTTCTGAGCTACGATAGACATAACTCCTCCCAGTACAGTAGAAGCTAGCATAGAGAGTAGCTCCATAGGTATTCCCATCATGATTTATAAAAATAGCTCCCGACTACAGCAGCAATACCACCAAGCCATGCAATGACTGATACAGCTCCTACGCCTTTGTTCATTCTTTCTTCTAATTTAATAATTCTTTTATCCATCTGATGGAGTTGTTCCATTATCTGTGTGTTTGTAACCTGTTTCATTCGAAATACTCTAAAGCGCCTAAGTTAATTCCAGTCTGTTTTAATAGACCAGGAGTAATCGGTGATTTTACTAAATTGTCTGCGCCACTCGCTAATTTGTAAAATGGAGTTAAAGCATAAGACATAAATGGTTGAAACTCTTTTGCAGCCTCATCCATTTTTTCTTTACTACCTGATGCCGCTGCCGATTTATATCTTGCAATAATTCCTGCTACTGACTTTTGTGTAATTGGTGATGCCATAAGTTTGTTAAAAGCGTACAACGCTCCGAGCCCTGCTGCTGAACCAATAAGACCTGCACTAGCTCCAGCTCCTGCTGCTGACAAACCAAACAAACCACCGATAGCTCCTGGCCCAATACCTTGTGAAAATCTTAACATCATAGACCTTTGTATAAATTGGTTAAGTGCTGGTGCTGATGGTAGCAATTCCATCATGGCTGTCATTTGAACTAAATCATTGTATTTAAACGAAAGACCAGCTTCATCAATCATCGTTTCATATCTTAATCTTGTTGCTTTTGCTGTTTTTGCTGCTGCTTTCCCAGCTGCTTGTTGAAAACCAACTCTACCAAACCAATCTGTAAGTGCCGTTGCTGCATCGCCTTCTTTACCATTTAAAAATTTTATTATTGTTTCGTTAATATCGTTTTCTAGTTGAGATACCACAGATTTTCTAAATTGTTGTGCTCCCACAGCTGATTTTAATTCTTTAAGTTCTGCTGGTGTTGCGTTACTAAATTTATCTAAAATTAAATCTCCCTCTTTAAGTGAATTTTTGCCGATAATATCGTCTAACTGTTGAGGAGATATCCCAGGGACTTGCAATTGTTCTTTTCTAGATTTCTTTATAGGGTCTCCGCTTTTATTTCTTAAATATTCGAAGTGAAAATTGCCTTCGATATCTGTAACTTTTCTTGTTTTAAATGCGTTATCTAACAAATCTCCATTTTTATCAAGAGCGCCCATATCAAGCTTTTGTTCTAGTACATCTTTGCGTGCTTCTCCCTTAGATAAAATTTTAGCAGCTTCATCGCCTGCATCTGTAAACTGATAATAACCAATTCTTTTTATAATATCGTGTGAGTTTCTAATTCGATCTACATTATTTACATAAGTTGTGTCTGCGTTAATAAGTTTTGCAGATATTTCATCATCTACTGTTTTTATTAAATCACCCTGTAAATCATCTCTCAAACTACCTAATGACCTAGCAAAAACATCGTCTTGCTTTGATGCACCAATTCTACTTGCATAATATGAAGCCTCTTGGTATTCGTTATCTAACTGTCTCTTAAATATTACTAATTGTTCAGCTGGCGTTTTCTTTTCGAAGGCTTTGCCTGTAGCTGTTAGTTTATCTAGATTCGTTTTACTTGATGCGCTTAAAACCTCATTTATTCTTTCTTTAGAATAATTAGAAATTAAATCGATATCACCGTTTTTAGTCAACCTGTAATTACCATTCGATAATTTTTCTACATATTTGTCGGTTATGTGGTTTAAACCATCTTCTGTTAAATTAATACTAACTGGCTGTTGATTAGGCCCACGGGTTATTTGTATAGTTTGTTCTTTGCCACCAGCATATTTTTCTGCTATTGACTTTCTTCGTTGTGAAAACCCTCCAACAGCTACTTGATCGAAAATAATATCTGCCATTTCGTTTGTTTCTTTCGAAAGTAAGTCTTTAACTGTTCTGCCATTAGTGCTGCGATTTTCTATGTTTGCTTGTGTATTAAAATTAATCCAACGGTCTTTAGTTTTTTCAAAATTTTTGTTAATGTCGTACTTTTGATTAATCATCATTTTTTCTGCATCATCATATAGAGTTTTAATATTTTTTTGTGCAACCGCAGAATAATTAATAAAGTTTACAATTGACCCCATATCGTCTACCTGGTCAAGTTCTATGCCATCTTTTAAAGCAAACCGTCCATCTTTTTTTATAAACTTGTCTGTAAGAGGCGCAAGCGTTTGTTCTAAATTTTCATTTTTTACACCATAAGCAATTCTATTGAACAACTCGTTTTTAGCTTTGTCATATGCCTCTCTTGCTGGTGTTCCGAGTAATGGCGTTCTCCCTAGTGCATAAACTAATGACCTTACTGTGTCGTTGTCTATAATCATACCTAAGTTTGGTGTAATACCTTGTTCTCGTAAAAATAACATTAAATCATCTGCCTTTTGTTGTTCTTCAATCAAGTAACCATTTTTCATTCTGCCTAGCTTTTCTGCTGTTTTAGAACCTAAAACGCTTTGTATAAAACCTCTTCCCTTTGCTGTTAAATTATCAACGGCTTTACTGCTTATTTTATTAGACTGTAATGCTAACCCACCTACTTTTATAATTCCGCCAATACCTGCTGTAAGACCAGTTACTAATGCACCTTCTCTTAGGGCTTCTTCTCCTACTCCTCTGTCTTCCCAACTTGTTGTTGGCATACCATCAGGTGCTGTAAAATCTTGTAACATTGCATATGCAGCTGTACCAGTAGCACTACCAATACCAGCTCCAACAGATTCACCAGCTAACGATCCACCAACTCCACCTGGTAATCCAGCTAGTCCTCCAATAACGCCACCTATAACAGCTCCACCTATTTCTAGTGTGGGCTTAAGATAGTCAGGTAAGTTGTCAGGGTATTCTTCTTCATTAATAATTCCTAACTTAATTCCTGCTTGTCTTGTACTTGCGTAATACTGTTCTGTTGTAATTCTTCCAGCTTGTAATAATCTTGAACCAGTTGTTTTGTGTGCATTAAAGAGATTTTGTACTTCTTGCATGACAGCTAAATCTTGTCTTGCTGCTGGGCTGTTCTCACCAAAACCCATTAACTTTTTAGTTTCTTCTTCTCTATATCTTTTAGCAATATTTAAAGGTGTGCCTGTTGTAGGTGCTGCCATTTATTCCTCCAAGAATTCTTGATAAGCTTGAGACATAGCGTCAAGACTTGCTTCGCTCATTTCTAATTGTGTTCCTGGTGTAATACCTGAAACACCATAAAAACTGTCTGCCGTAATGCTGTCATCTTGCGGTGTCATGCCCCTAAAACCTGATTCTACAACACTCAATCTATCAATGATGTATTTGACATTGGCTCTTGTTTTGACCAAGTTTGCTTGTGCAGCGCTACCTGGATCTGCATTTTTTATTTGTCCATCTAATTCTGATATTCTTGATTCGAAGTTTGTTCTAATTGTGCTGTATCTAGCTGAAGCTTTAGAATCACCTTGTAGATAATTAGACGGTATAAGTTCTATAATTTGCTGTAGAAGAAAATTGTTAGGTTTACCTCTCCAGGCATCTGCTGCTGTAGCTTTGATTGCAAAGTTAAGTTCTTTCTTTTTAGCTTGTGCAACCTGTGATTCATAACCACCTGCTGGTGCTATACCTAAGAATGATCCAAAATCTGCTACACCAGTTTCTATAGCATCATATGTACCAAATGCTTCAGCAATGAGTAAGTCTTGGTTTTGTTCTTCTAGGCTATATTCTCTTTCAGGAACTTCTATTTGTTGTCCTGCTCCTGTAATCTCTTGTCCTAATTTTATATTTTTTAATTGTGTTTGTTCTAAATCAGCTTGTGCTTGTCCTACTTTAGCTTCTCTAAGTTTTATCTTATCAGGCATAGAACCACCTTGTGCTAGTGCTTGACCGAAACTATCTCCTCTCGCTGTTGCTAATGCAGCAGCTATAAGTTGCATATTTAACTCTTTATTTATTGCCATTAAAAACTCCTTCTGTACGGATCATCTTCTTTATTTTTAGAACCAACTAAACCTCTAGGTGCAGACGCTACTGGTGCTTGTTGTTTGTTATCGAGTAGACTTTGCATCAACATAATATCTCCTAGCAACCCAACCATACCTGTTACTCCTCCTAGGCTATCCATAAAGCTTGTTTCATCTACTGGTGCTTTCTTTACATAATTATCCAATATGTTTTGGTAGCCTGCAACCCCGATTCCTGATGCGTCCATGTCAGCTTTTATTGCAGGAGACATAAAGGGAACATTGTCTCCTGTATATTGTAAAGATTCTCTTGTTGGAATTGCAACTTGACCATTGTTAATAAGTTGCTTACCTGAATTATCTATAGTTTGTTGTACCGTGCTTCCTGGTAATTTCGAAGTAACTCCTGTGCTTCTAAAAACCCCACCACCAGCATCTATACCTTCTAAATTTTTATCTTGAAAACTAGGTAATCTTGCGTCTAAATTAACAGGGGCTGTACCTCCTCCTTGTAGAATACCGCCTGTATACATATTTACATCTTTGCCTTTTGCGTCTTGTTCAACGCCAAACTTTGCTTTACCTGCTGTATTAAAATCATTTAAAACATTAAATTCGTTTTCTTTTTTGTTAATAAAAGCTGTTCTTTTTTCCATGTCGCTTCTTGGAATAGCTTGAAGCCCTTTATTAATTCTGTTAAATTTTTCTTTACCTGAAGCTGTCAAATCTTTTTCAAATGCAGATACTCCTGATCTTTCTTGAGCCCCTCCGAATAATCTTGAAAAGCTAAAATCTTTTTCTCCTGATCGATTAAATTCATCATAAACGCTATATATAGGAGGTGGTGCTAACATGTCAGCTAACATTCCAGTATTTCCCACGTTTGGAGTATAAGCTGGATTTAAAGTTATGCCTTGCGTAGCTGTTGGTTTTGCATATTCTGGAACAGGCACTCCTAATACGGAAGTTCTTGCATTAGCGCCTGGAACAATATTACCCATAGCATCTACAGATGATCCACCCGTTAACATATTAGTTGTTGAATTGGCAAGTGAAGGCATACCACCAACGACATCACCCATTTTAGGAGCGTTAGGATCAACAGAATCGAACATGTTTCCAAATCCACCCGTAAACCTATCATACAGGCTCATGTTAGCCTGGTCTTCTAACCGTCTTCTTCTTTCTTTTTCTTCAAGTGTTGTCATTTTTTCTCCTAGTCAAAAAGACTTCCTAATAACGCGCCTGTCGCTGCTGCTGCTAGTGCTGCTGGACCTCCAGCTGCTGCACCCATAAATGTAGCGTTAGCTCCTAGGGTTGCGCCATATAATCCACCACCCAATGCTCCAATTGTTCCCATAGTACCTATTCCGCCACCACCACCATCTGCCATAGATGATGTTGTACCAGGTAATATATTAGTACCTGCAACATTAGAGTATCTTGTGAGTCTGTTAGAAGGTTCCATTTGAGCAAATTCAAACCTTGCTCTTTGGTCATTAATTGCTTGTTGTTGTCTTGCTTGTTGTGCTGCACCAACTTGTGATAATTGTTGTGCTGGAATTTGTAATGATGCAAGGGTTTGTGGCGCAAGACCCACTGCTCTCGATTGAGCATCTATTGCTTGACTATAAGCATCGTTATACATACCAGCTGATACATCACCAGCTTGTCGTAAATAATCACCAATAACACCTTGTTCTAATATAGCTTGTCTAGTACCACCTAAGTTTCCTGTACTAGTAGCGTCTCTTCTTGCTTGTTGTAGCAATCCTTGAGCTCCTGAATAAAGAGGTCTAAGTGCCGCTTGTGTTGCACTTGCAAGAAATGGATTGTTTGCTACATTAGCTGGTCCTGCGAGCTGTGATTGCAGCGCAGGCATTAATGACTGATTGACCGCTGTTTGACCACCTAGAGCAGTACCCATCTGTAAGTTTTCTGCTGCAAGTTGTGTATCTGTTGGATTAGCATATGTCTGACCAGGAAAAAATTGCAATGGTGTATTGAATTGATTTTGTGCCTGACTATATAAATCTAATAAATAAGGCTGTTGCCCAATATAAGGATCAGCTTTTTGTATGGTGTTTGTTCCACCACCGCCACCTTTACTCATTGATATCTCCTAGTGTTTTGTTGTAAGTTCTTTTCCAAGTATTGTGTATGTGTGTTCATACCCAAAACCTTTTAATTTTTTTATAAATCCTTTGCGACATACTGTTTCCATCGAATGACAGGCTTGTTCTTCAGCCCATTCTTCGAGTGTTTCTAAAACCGTATCAACCCAGTCTTCCATGTTGAGACCGCCTAATGTTACAATTCTGCAAACTCTTTTTTGTGGATAGTCTATAACTTGTGTTGTTAATACAGCTTCTATATCTTTATCATCATTAAAAACAATCCATAGTTGCATGTCTTTGTCTTTGCAGTTTTCATATATGTCTTGCACGGACATTTCTTCTTGGCTTTTGTTGTTGCCTAATTCTATGTATTTTTCACAGTCTGACCAAACATCATCTATTTGTTCTGACATAATGCCTGATATAAAAATCATAATTTAGTGTAGTTACCTGCTGCGTTTACAAAGTATATGCCCTCACCTGCGCTACCAGGATTAAAGTCAGAGCCATCAGCGTAGACAATATCGCCTTGTTTCTTTCTTATAGGTTCTACATGTTTTACTTCTACAAAGGTTGTTGCGTTTTCTTCTAACGCACCTTGCAGTTTAGTTAGCTCCTCAAAGATATATCTTGGTAAATCTTCAGGGTTACTTGGTACTGGATTAGGGGTATATTTAGGGGCTTGTGCCATTATAACAATCCTCTATTTTGTCTGTTTGCCATTCTTCTTTTTTCTCCAATCTTGTTAGACAAGCTTTTAGAGAATTCTTCTGCTTCTTCTAAATCATCGAATGTAATAAAATCACCTAATTCTTCTGCTCTTCTTTTTGCTAATCCTTTATCTAATTTTACCAGTTTACCGTCAACAGACCTAATCGTAGGATATACAATCCAATCACCAGTCTTGCTGTGTTGTGATGTTGCAGACCTAACTGTTTCATTATCTTGTGTTGTAATTGTTGTTGGATCTAATGCTCTAGCAACCCAACCAAAATTTCTTTCTGCAACTTCTATACTGTCATCTTGCAATAAAGCATTAGCTATTAATCCACCTGTAGCTAAAACTCCTAAACCAGGAACTAGCCCTGCTGTCCTTAATGCTGCTGGTATTCTTATGTTAGCTAGTGTGTTTCTTATACCTGTCATTCTGTCATAAGGCACTAACTGATTTGTAGTATTCGGTGGCCCTACTTGCCCTGGTCCTAAACCTGTTAGACTGGCTGCTGTTCTACCAACTCCAGATGTTGGTGTGCCGCCCAAGAAACCTTCTTTGATGGGAATCACCTGTCCGTCAGCGTTGGTTACAAACTTTAATCTATCTCCTATTGCCACTATCTTTCTCCTATTACTTCGTACTCGAGGTCATAACCATTGAGCTCAAAAGTGCTATCTTCTGTGTGTTGAAATCTTACTGCTATAAATTTACCTGTCGATCTACAATCTACTTTGTTTTGCGTATTAGGTGTAAATTCTTGACTAGGTGTAAATGTATATGTGCCGTTAGGACTCATAGAACTTCCTACCGATATAGTACATTTGCCAGTTCCTGCTATCTTAGGTGTAAGTTTTCTTACTTGTTTTACTGTGTTTGTGTTGCCATCTAAGGTTAATCCTTTTCTTTCTATGGTTGTGATGTAGTTTTCACCTGCAAACTGTTGCCCAAAATCTCCACGATACAGTTTAGTATCTGCTACCCCTGCCATAAGAATAGACCTTTCTGTTGGGTTATATTGCCTATCTCCCCATGTACCACTATAAGCTGTCCATGTAGCTGATTGTCCTGACCATACAACAGATGTTGCACCAGGATCTACAATTCCAGGACCAATGTGATAAATATTAGGCAAATCACGAAAAGTAAATGAGTTATTAACATAGTTATAAATTAGTGCTTTATTGCAATATTGTGAACCGATACTAGG